AATGTGGGCAAGAAGTCTTACTCAAAATTACCTAGTGAGATGAAAAAAGGTGGTGATGTAAACCTTTCTGTTGGCCGGGGTGAGAAGTTATCTGTATCTCAGGGCGCAGGATTGACCGCAAAAGGTAGGGCTAAGTACAACCGGGAAACCGGAAGCAACCTCAAAGCGCCCCAACCTCAAGGCGGCGGTCGGAGAAATTCATTTTGTGCCCGTATGGGTGCAATTGCAGAAAAAAGCGAGCGGGGAAGTCGTTCCCGCGCATCTATGAAGCGTTGGAACTGTCCGGGGTGGTAAATGGCCTATTCAGGAACCGTAGGAACCACGGTCATCAATGTTCAAACGATGATCGACCATGGAGCACGGAGATGTGGAAAGCTCGCTGAAGAGCTAACTTCAGAGCAAGTTGTGTCTGCTCGAGAGTCTCTATTTTTTGCCTTGTCTGCTCTTGCAAATAAGGGCATAAATTATTGGGCAATCAGCAAAAAAGTATTTGGCTTAAAGGCCAATCAGTACATTTATTCTTTACCCCTCGGTTCGGTAGATGCCTTAAATGTGCTTTACCGCACGATGAACCGCCCTGTTGGGAACTATGCTACTAGCGCAGGAGGTACCGTTGGCTTCGTCGCAGACTCCGATATTGACACTTATTGTCAGCAAACCACGGCCAACGGAAACATCTCAGTCTCCTTTGGAACCGATAACCCAATTTATGCTGGCTCCATTGGTTTTCTGCCTTACATTGCAGGCGGTGGTAGTTCTGTTTGGTCTATCATTTTTGAGTATTCGGTTGACGGAAGTACCTGGAACACGCTTGAGGACTTGGGGCAAGTAGCGGTCACCGACAATGAGTGGATATGGACTGATGTCGATCCCGGACAGAATGTGGAGTACTACCGCATTAGAGCCTATAGCGGAACGATCCTAGCCCTTCGGGAGTGGTATATAGGAAATAATGCTCGCCTAGTCCAAATGGCTCGATTGAACCGGGATGACTACACAAACCTCCCAAATCAAAACTTTACGGCCAATCAGCCCTACCAATATTGGTTTGACCGCACTATTCCTCAGCCGACCATGTACCTATGGCCGGTGCCCTCTGACCCCTTTATTCAGATGACGGTGTGGTATTCCAGGCAGATCATGGATGTGGGCGCTCTTACTAATGAGCTTGAAGTGCCCCAAAGGTGGTATGAGGCCACAGTCTTTATGCTTGCCCACCGGATGGCTTTGGAGTTGCCTAATGTGGCTCCAGACCGGATCGGGTACCTAGAAAAGATGGCCGATCAGTACATCTATGAGGCTGAGCAAGAAGAGCGGGATAAGTCGCCTATTTACTACGCACCTAATATTTCGGTGTACACAAGATAATGCCCCGATTTTTAGACACTCGTGGACTCTCATCGGTAGCGATTGCAATCTGTGATCGATGCAAGATGAAGCGAGCCTATGTGGATATGGGGCCAGATCCTAACTTCCCAGGCCTTCGGGTCTGTGATGAGGGTTGCAAGGATGAGTTTGACCCTTATAGATTACCTGCAAGGAAGACGGAGAGGATCAATCTTCGCTTCCCGAGACCGGATGTAAGCGTTGCCAATGTGCAGCCTGCGCTTCAGACAGGCGGTTATGGGCAGTTTTTGATCTCTACCCAAGGCAATAACGACAACCCGGAAACCAATGGAAACCTAGATGTAATTAGCCCGAGCGAATAATGCCCTCAGCCCAAGTCACTATTACCCAGCTTCCCGCCGCAGGCCCCATAACCGGTTCTGAGGCGGTTCCTATCGTTCAAAACGGGCAGACCGTACAGACGACCACGGGGGCAATTTCGACTTCTCCCCCGCTTACCCAAACCTTTATTACCCTAAACCAAGAGCCTCTTTTAACTAACTCAAGGGCTTTGTCGGGTGGCTTAGGTATAGGCTTAGTTGATGGGGGAGCTCAAAGTACCCTTCAGATAACCTTAAATGGTGCCTCAGGGTCTTTGGAGTCTGCCGGCAACGGGTTCATAGTCAAAAGTGCCGGATCGGTCATAAACCGGTCTTTGGCGACCTCAGCAAACGGCATCGCAATCTCAGATGCCAACGGAGTCGCTGGAAACCCAACCTTCTCTCTATCGGGAACGGTCGGGACAATAAATGCACTATCCGGAACGGGACTTCTTGGGGTTGTTGGGGGGTCTTCAACCACCTCAGTATCAATTACCGGCACGGCCAATCAAATCGATGTGGCAAATGGAGCCGGTCCTGGCAATCCAACTATTTCGATTACTTCAAACGCCATCCTTCCGGGCACGGGGGCGGTTACAGTACCCTCAGGAACGACCGCTCAGACCCCCGCGGGGTCAGGTGGACAGATCCGCTACAACACCGACACAACCCGCTTACAGGGCTACCAAGGCGGTTCTTGGAGGAACATAGGTAATGGCCAAGTAGATGGCGGGGTAGCCAACCAAATCGTCTACCAAACAGCAGCAAGTACGACAGGATTTGTCTCTGTACCGACCGTAACTGACACCTTCTTAAAGTGGAATGGCTCAGCCTTTGTATGGTCAGCAGTCGCCGGAGCCGGCACGGTCACCTCAGTCGGGCTTTCGATGCCAAGTGACTTCACGGTTACAAACTCCCCGGTTACTGCCGCTGGTACTTTGACCGCCGCTTGGGCTTCCCAAAACTCAAACCTATTTTTAGCCTCACCCAATGGAACTGCCGGCACCCCTGTTTTCCGCTCAATTAATGCCGCAGATGTCCCTACCCTAAATCAAAACACAACGGGACAGGCAGGGTCGGTGGCCAATGCCCTGACCATGGACAACTCCGGTTCAGGCTCAGCCTCAGGGACAACTTATAACGGTTCAGCCCCGATTACGATCAGTTATAACTCAATCGGAGCGCCGAGCGTTTCGGGAACAAATGCCACGGGCACTTGGGGCATCAGCATCAGCGGAAACGCCGCAACCGCAACGGCATCTACCAATTTGTCGGGTGGATCAGGCGGTTCTTTGCCATACCAAACCGGTGCCGGAGCCACGAGCTTCGTAGGTATTGGCGCGGTTGGGGAAGTCTTAACATCCTCAGGAACCGCTCCGCAATGGTCTTCTCAGTCCACTTTGGCCGTAGGAACCGCAACAAACCTTGCAGGGGGAGCGGCAGGATCTATTCCTTACCAAACAGGCTCCGGTGCCACTTCGATGTTGGCCACGGCCTCCGGGGTTCTTGTCGGAGGCACAACCCCCTCTTATTCGACCGCCCCTACCCTTACCGGTACTAACTTTACAAGCATCCCAAATGGTGCTTTGCAAAATAGTGCTATTACGGTAGGAACCACGGCAATCAGCCTTGGCGGCACGGCGACAACCCTTGCCGGTCTGACCTCAGTCACGGTAACGCAGCCTCCCTCATCGGCTCTACAGTTGGCCACAAAGCAGTATGTTGATGATGCGGTTTCTTCAGGGATTACGATTCACACCCCGGTTCGGGTAGAGACACCAACGGCTTTAAATGCCACCTATACCCCAGGCGGGACTGCCGTTACGGCCACGGACATTACCGGCGGCACAACCCTGACCTTCGCAACCTCTCCAAGCATCTCAGTAAACGATCAGATTGTCTTCTCAGTCACGGCAAACGGCATCGTTTCGGGTACCGCCTACTATGTTTACTCAGCTCCGGCAGCCAATCAGGTAACCCTGTCGTTGTCCTTTGGTGGGCCTGAAATCACCACCTTTACCAATGGCACCGGTTTAACAATCACCGGAACCGTAAATGCCGGCGTTGGGGCGATCCTTACAAATGCCGGAGCCAATGCGGCCATTCAGATCGATGGGGTGAACCTTTCATCCACTAATCGGGTATTGGTCTACAACCAAGCCAACGCCGCCCATAACGGCATTTATACGGTTACAACCGTGGGCAATGGATCTACACCTTGGGTTCTGACCCGTGCAACAGATGCAGATAGGTATGTTCCCAATAGCCCAACCGGAATGTCTCAGGGCGATTATGTTTTTGTTCAAGAGGGTCTAACGGGCGCTGGAGAGTCGTATGTCCTGACCACTAATAACCCAATAATCATTGGAACCACAAACCTAACCTATACCCAATTCTCAGCCTCTCAGGTCTATTCTGCCGGCACAGGGCTAACCCTCACCGGGACTATATTTAGCCTTACAAGCCCCGTTTTAGCGACTTTGGGGGGCACGGGCATTACCGGATACGCAACCGGAGACCTGATATTTGCCAATACATCAACCACCTTGGATCGGCTAACGGTTGGGGCAAATGGGTATGTCCTAGCCTCAAACGGGACTGCTCCAGGGTATGTGGCTCAGTCCACTTTGTCGGTAGGATCGGCCACAACTGCAACTAATGTTAGCGGCGGCGCAGCAGGGTCGTTGGTTTATCAAACCGGATCAAATGCGACCACAACCCTGAATTTGGGTTCCTCAGGGTATCTTTTGACCGCCGGAGCTACCGCTCCACAATGGTCTGATCCAGGAAGCATATCGATTGGAACCGCGACAAACGCCGCAAATGTGGCAGTAACGGCTACGAGCGTAAACGCAACTTTCTACCCAGCTTTCGTAGATGCGACATCAGGTAACCAGGCGGTAGAGGTAGATTCAGATCTTACTTACAATCCTTCTACGAACACTTTAACGGCAGGCACGGTGGTAGCCACGACCGGTATTTTTGGAGGTACTTTCTAAATGGCACAAGCGGGATTCACCCCTATATCGTTGTATTACAGTACTACGGCAGCCGCCGCTCCGACATCCGGAAACCTTGTCCCTGGCGAGTTGGCCATCAACATTACGGATGGAAAGCTCTATTACGAGGACAATCTTGGGGCGGTGCAACTCTTGGCGGCCGGTTCTGGAGCTTTAGGCGATGTCGTTGGCCCCGCCTCTGCTACTGCTAATGCGATACCTACCTTCAACGGAACTACCGGGAAGCTCATTCAGGATAACTCCGGGGTAACGATTTCCGCAGGGATTATCACCGCCACGGGATTTGCCGGGCCACTAAACGGTTCCGTAGGGGCTACAACTGCAAATACGGGGGTGTTTACTCAGGTTGAGATTGCCGCACAAGGCGATTTAAGGCTTCAAGACACGACCGGAGGCGAATATGTTGCCCTGCAAGCCCCCGGAACCTTGGCATCTAGTTACACTCTTACGATGCCATCCGATGATGGTAATAGCGGCCAAGTTCTAACCACCGATGGCTCAGGAGGTCTTTCTTGGACATCTAATGGCAATGGTGATGTGGTTGGCCCTGCATCAGCAACAGATGATGCGGTGGTTCGATTTGATGGAACAACAGGGAAGTTGATCCAAAACTCAGCGGTAACGATTGCCGATACCACAGGAAACATCACGGGTGGAACTTATAACAAGGTAACAATTACCGCCCCGGCAAGTGGATCTACCCTAACCGTTGCGGATGGTAAGACCTTAACCGCGAACTCCACCCTGACTTTGGCGGGAACGGATGCTAAGACCCTGACGGTTAACGCATCGCTGACTTTGTCCGGCACAGACTCCACGGTAATGACCTTCCCTGCGACAAGCACCACGGTAGCCGGACTAGGGATTGCCCAAACCTTTACTCAAGATCAGACAATTGCCGGCAACCTTACTTTAAATGGTCAAGGCGATGTCCGGTTTGCTGATGGCGACTCATCGAATTGGGTGGCCTTTCAAGGTGCGGCAAACATCACTTCAAATGTCACTTGGACACTTCCCGCGGCAGATGGATCAAACGGTCAAGTTTTATCAACCGATGGTACCGGCGCTCTTTCTTGGATAACGCCAAGCAGCGGCACAAGTATTACCATCTCAAACGACACAAGCACCACAACTAACCTATACCCAACATTTGTAACTAGCACTAGCGGTACGGCTAGTAGTTTAAATACCGGCAATGCCAAGTTGTTGTACAAGCCTAGTACGGGCGAACTTCAAGCATCTGCGCCAGTAGCTCTAAACGGTATCTTTGTAAATGCAAATACTATTGCAGCAAACTATACCGTTGATACTGGTTTTAATGGTTTATCTTCTGGTCCTGTAACAGTTAACTCAGGTATTACGGTAACTGTTGCGAGTGGCTCGGTTTGGACTGTGGTTTAAGGAGACAACATGGCAATTACGATTAACGGTACAACAGGCATAGCGGGTGTAGACGGCTCTGCTGGTACGCCAGCCGTACAAGGTGCAGACCCTAACACAGGTATCTTCTACCCCGCCGCAGATACAGTAGCGATTGCTGCTGGAGGGTCAAACAAAGCGCAGTTTGGCACAGGGTCAGCGACTATTGATGGACTCACCGTAGGCCGTGGCGCAGGTGCTGTGGCTACCAACACTGCTATTGGTGCTAGTGCTTTGGCAAGTACAAGTTCAGGTTTACAAAACACAGCAATTGGTTCAAACGCTGCCCAATACCAAACAAACAATAACAACACAGCTCTTGGTTATAACGCCATGCTTGGTGTCAGCGGTTCTTCTGCTGGAGGCTCAAATACCGCAATTGGCAGCAACTCCCTTGCTGGTTTGACAACCGGAAACTTTAATACTGCACTTGGTCAGCAAGCCCTCCTATCCAACACCACAGCATCTAACAACACTGCTGTGGGTTATCAGGCGGGGTATAGCATTACAACAGGAGCAGGAAACGTCATTTTTGGACAAGGTGCTGGTTACTCTTTAACAACTGGAACGCAGAATACATTTGTAGGTGCTCCTCGTGTTGGTGTTGCAGGGTGCGGAGATACAGTTACTACAGGCTCTAAAAATACCATCATTGGTAGCTACAACGGCAACCAAGGCGGCTTAGACATTCGCACAGCAAGCAACCGAATTGTGCTATCTGATGGGGATGGGAATCCTAGACTGCATATTGACAACTCAGGATACGCATACATTCCAGCAATGCCTGTGGGTGGCACAGCAAATATGCACTGGTCTTCAAGTGCAGGTCAATTGTTTGTTACCTCATCATCACGCAGATTTAAGCACGACATTGTTGACTACGACAGAGGTTTGACTGCATTGATGCAAATGCGTCCAAAGTACTTTGTCTATAACGATGAGCCAAACCAAAAACAACGGGCTGGTTTTATTGCTGAAGATTTCCATGATTTAGGTATGACAGAGTATGTTGAATATTGGAAAGATGATGAAGGCAATGACACGCCAAGCGAAATTGGTTACAGCAACATGGTTGCAATTCTTGTCAAGTCCATCCAAGAACTCAAAGCAGAGGTTGACAACCTCAAAGCCCAAATCAATGGAGCATCAGCATGAATGAAATCACCGCAGAACAAATCGCCCAGCAC